CGAATGTTCGGCCAGGTGGCGAACGACAAGGAAACGGAAATAGGGCGACACCCGGAAGACTTCCTCCTCTACCGAATCGGAAGCTGGGACGCAGAAAATGGGAAGATCACGACCGAGGCCGGTACGTGTATCGCCAAAGCAATCGAATTCCAGATGGGAACGAAGGAGTAAAAAGATGGCAAAGCACACAGCAGGAAGCGTAACGCAAAAGAGCTTCGCAACGATCCCGAGCGCGAACATCCCGCGCTCAGTATTCAACCGAAGCTACAACGTCAAAACAGCGATCAACGCCGGATACCTCTATCCAATCTTCGCGGACGAGGCACTCCCCGGCGATACGATCTCAATCAAACCGGTGCTATTCGGGCGCTTCGCGACCCTGCTCTACCCTCTAATGGATAACGTCTACGTAGACGTCCACTTCTGGGCAGCTCCGCTCCGAATCCTGTGGAGCAACGCACAGCGGTTTTTCGGAGAGCAGGACAATCCCGACGACTCGACGGACTTCGTAGTCCCTCAGCTCGTCAGCGCGACGGGAGGGTTCACGGCAGGGTCACTCCCCGACTACCTCGGGTATCCCCCCCTGGCGAGCTCGGGGACGACTAGCAGCATGAGCGCGTTCTACAGCCGAGCTTACGCGCTCACGTGGAACCAGTGGTATAGGTCGGAAAACCTCCAAGACAGCACGACCGTGGACCTGGACGACGGGCCCGACGCAATCGCGGACTACCCGCTCTTGCGAAGAGGAAAACGGGCTGACTATTTCACGTCAGCCCTGCCGTGGCCGCAAAAGGGAGACGCGGTCACATTGCCGCTAGGCACGAGCGCACCCGTAACGGGCACAATCAGCCCAAACAGCACGAACGCACCCACCTTCACTCGCGCAAGCAACCCGGGAGCATTCCCGTCAGCCTTGCGGAGCCAGGGAGGAACGTCCGCGTTCATCGCGGACGGAGCCGCAGGGGCGGGAGACGCCGATGCCTACTGGGTCAACCCGAACCTAACGTTCACGAGCGGACTAGCAGACCTCAGCACGGCCACAGCAGCAACTATCAATGAAATGCGAATGGCCTTCCAGATGCAGAAGCTCTTCGAGCGAGATGCTAGGGGCGGAACCAGGTACACCGAATTGCTCAGAAGTCATTTCGGGGTGATTTCCCCAGACCAGCGACTTCAGCGCGTCGAGTACCTGGGGGGAGGCACGTTGCCGATCAGTATCAACCCGGTCGCCAAGACGACCTACATCGGAACGCCAACCGAAACTAACCCGCAGCAAGGCCACCTAACGGCATTCGGAGTCATGGGGGGAGGAATCCCGACTATCAACAAGAGCTTCACGGAACATTGCGTGATCCTCGGACTGGTCTCAATGAGAGCCGACCTCAACTACCAGCAGGGAGTACCGCGCCAATTCCTCAGAAGCACGAAGTACGACTTCTATTGGCCGGCATTGGCACACCTGGGGGAACAGGAAATCCAGAACCAGGAAATCTACAAACAAGGGACCGCAGCCGACACCGAGCCGTTCGGGTACGCTGAGCGATGGTCCGAATACCGGTACAAGCCGAGCCAGATCACGGGCATTATGCGAAGTACGCACCCGCTCACGCTGGACGGATGGCACCTGGCGCAAGAGTTCAGCGCGCTACCGCTCCTGAACGAAGAATTCATCATCGAAAACCCCCCGATCGATCGGGTGGTCTCGGTCGATGAAAGCCTCGAAACGCCGAATCTCATCCTCGACGGCCACTTCCAATTCAAGCACGTGAGACCGATGCCGACCTACTCGGTGCCGGGACTCATCGACCACTTCTAGGAGAAGAAAAATGGCGTGGGCATCATTCGCCAATCTCATCCCCAACCTGCCGGACTTCGCCGGCCGGGGGATGGACTACGCAATCGGCAGCCTCGGAGGCATGCCCGACTCGAAGGCCAGAAAGAACCAGATCCACGACATTCGCACCCTGAGACGGCGCGAATACCAAGACATGGTTCACAGCCTGAAAGCCGCAGGACTCAACCCACTACTGGCCGTAGGCGCAAGCCCAGGGCACGCAGCAGCGAGCGCCTACCAAATGCAAACAGGAAGTTCAGCAGGAAGCGCAGGGGTAGGCAGCGCCATCGCACAAAACAGGAACTCGGCAGTAGCGGAGAGCAAAGCGCCCTCCGAAATCCGAGCAACCAACACAGGAGCAGAAAACGCGCTCTACCAGCGCGCTGGAATCCTCCAGCAGTACGACATCAACCAGGCGACAATTGACAACATCAGACAGCAAACCGAAACCGGAATCGCTCTCGAAGAGCTCCACGCTCAAGACGCGATCCAGAAAGGAGCAAGCGCCAAAGAACTCGAAGAAAAAATCCGGCAATACCGCCGATACGGAATGCCCGGACAAACCAACGCCGGACTACTCCGGCAACTACTGGGAGAAGGAACGCCAAGCACCAACCCACGAACGTGGGAGGAAGGCGAATCCAGATACGAACAACTCGGCCGAAGGTTCGGCGAGTTCCGAGACTGGTTCAACAACGCCGGCGGAGCCGTCGACCGAAACATCCAGGGAAGGAAATAACATGGCAAAGAAGGTACTCACACCCGTCGGGACCCGATCCCGAACGAAGGCAGCAAACAAGAACGAGTGCGACATCAACTTGATGGTGGCCCGATACAAGAAGACCGGCGTGTTCCAGAACCTCAATCCGAGGGAACCGAAGTACGGCGACTTCTCACAAGCAATCAGCCTCGAAGAGGCGTACCACCAGGTGGAGGCGGCCAACCGGAGCTTCATGGAGCTTCCGGCCGCTGTGCGAGCAATGGCACAGAACAACCCGATCACCCTGCTCGAGATGCTCGCCGACGAAGGGGCAACGGAGGCGCTGATCAAGGTCGGGTTACCGGTCAAGACACCACCCACCGGGGGGGAAACACCGCTCACCGAAGAAGTGGTCGCCCCCTGAGGGGTGGTGTCAGTAATACCAATGCACTACAAGTGGGGTGCATTGGAAGAGCCCGACAAGCGGGCAAGGAGGCAACGTGAAACGAGCACGAATGAGCCGAGGATCGAGCAGGAAGAACTTTCGAAACGGGACGAAGGTCGTGAACGCAAATCTCACGACGAAGCCGCTCCGGGGCGGCTGGCGATTCTAGGTGGGGTGTACCTCACCGATCAGGGCGCGCCGGGACGCCGATGGGGGGCTCAAGCTTCTCAAAGGCGTCCCGGACGCCCGCCTCTTCGGAGGCGGAACAAAGCCCGAGCTCGAGCTGCCCTGTGGACACTGCCTCGATTGCAAAATCAGGCGATCCCAAGACTGGGCCACCAGGGCAACACATGAAGCCGAGCATCACGACGAAAACTGCTTCCTCACACTCACGTTCAGCGACGACGGACTCGCACTGCGAGAACTGCAACACGGCACGCACAGGTTCGACCTGGACGTGGCCGACTGGCAAAGGTTCGCCAAACGACTCAGGAAGGAAATGCGGAAGCAGGGGAATCCAAAAAAACTCCGATTCTTCGAAGTCGGAGAGTACGGAGACGACGAGAAGAGACCTCACTATCACGCTCTGATATTCGGAAACTCATACACAGGCGAGGGAGAAAGATGGACGGACGAAAAGGGTCACCCAGCATGGCTAAGCCGAACCGTAGAAAGATGCTGGCCGTACGGATTCCACGAAATCAAACTAATGACCCCAGAAACAATCAACTACGTATGCCGATACGTGCAAAAGAAACTCTGGGGACCGATGCAACAAAAGGCTCTAGAGAGGATCGACTCCGAGACTGGAGAAATCGTTATGGTCCGGCCAGAGTTCGCAACTATGAGCAGAAGGCCAGGAATTGGGGCCGCCTGGTGGAAGAACTACGGGAAGGAGGTCTTCCCGGACGACTTCGTAGTATTGAAGGGGAAGAAAACCCCAGTACCGAAGTACTACACGAGCCTACTCAAAAACGAAAAGCCAGACCTGCACGAGATCATTAGGCAACAAAGAGAAGAGAAGGCAAAGAAACGCGCGCACGACAACACACCGGAACGGCGTGTAGTGCGCGCAAAGGTCACATTGGGGAAGCAAGGACTGAAAAGAAAGGGAACGATGTGACCCCTCCTCCGGAGGGAGAGAGGCTGCCGAGGCAGCGCATCCCCGTCGCCCTGCGCTCAGGGGCCTGGGGACGGCCCCCGCTCCGGGACGAGGGGGATGCGAGACTAGGGAACTACAAAAGACTATGGAAACACAACGACGAGCGAGGAAGAAAGACGGGGGGACGGGGGGACCGGAGGGGTCTATGGAGTAGAAAAAGAATAAAGAAAGAAAATACAAAGGGAACTCAGAACCGAACGATCCCACAACAAGAGGATGGAAATGGAAACAAACAAGAACTGGGGTCAAGACATCGTGAAGGCACGATTAACACAACACGTCAGGGGAGAAGAAATGGCAGACAGCAAGAAGATCATCAACTTGGTAACTCACATCATCACGGCCATCCTCAGCGGACTGGCCGGATTCTTCGGAGGCAACTGACATGCGGATCTACACAATCTATGACACGAAAGCCGAGCACTACGGAAATCCGGTCTTTATCAGAACGGATGCCGAGGCACGACGAATGTTCGGCCAGGTGGCGAACGACAAGGAAACGGAAATAGGGCGACACCCGGAAGACTTCCTCCTCTACCGAATCGGAAGCTGGGACGCAGAAAATGGGAAGATCACGACCGAGGCCG